GAAATGTAGAAAACATCATTTAAAACGACCGCACTTTGGAAACAAGGTGCGGTTTTTTATTGCCTGTAAGATAGCGATGTACACGTGACAAGCGGTGTTTCTTTCTCCACTCACTGCTTCTTACAGGCCACCTTTTTGTGGAGAAAACAGGAGAAGATATGCAAACGTTAACCGCAGAATTTTTAGGTAAAGAAGTTACTTTAGTGGACAACAACGGCGTGGCTTATGTAGCAATGCGTGAGATTGTTGAGGGAATTGGGTTAGACTGGAAAGGTCAGCATAAAAAACTGATAGAACAGAGTGAGAAATTCAACTGTGGACATATCACCACGGTTGCCAAAGATGGCAAAAACCGTGAAATGTTATGTATCCCGATTAAAAAGCTTAACGGCTGGTTATTTGGTCTAAACCCAAACAAAGTGCGTGCCGATTTAAAAGAACGCTTGGAAAATTATCAAGAGGAATGTTTCTTGGCGTTGTGGGACTATTGGACGGAAGGTGTCGCCCGCCGTGACGAAGTTAAAAACAAGTTGGCATTGTGGCAACAAAAGAAAGCCGAATACACGCAACATGCCGGTGAACGGGGAAAATTATTGCAGCAATGCAAATCAGAAAAGCAAGCCCTTGAGCGTGAGCTTTTACAAATTAAACAGTTAGATCTTTTCGTGAACTTATAACCGCACAATCTTTGAGAAAGTGCGGTTTTTTTATTACACAAAACAAAGCCCCAAGTGCGCTAACACTTAGGGCTTTTTTATTCCAACTTTCCGTACAAGAAGGAACAAACTTGAATGAATGATAAACGATTTACTTTTAAATTTCTAGGAGTTCTTATGGAAGCAATTTTGTTTGTTTTTATTTGGAATTTGCCAGAATTAATTACGGCTATTCGGTGGTGGTGATATGTCTTGGAATTCGTTAGGCGTACCAAGCGTACCGGGCATTCCGAAAAATATCGGTGATGCCGCAATTAAATTCGGTGGTGCGCAATTAATTAATCAATTTTTTGGTAACTATTGGGGAATATTCGATCAAAACGGCATTCCCCTTTTATTGGCCGACAATGTGAAATCGGTGAAGTTTACCAACAAATCAAAAGTTTCAGATGCACCGGTAGAACGCGGATCTTTCACCAGCTATAACAAAGTGATAGAGCCTTATACTGTTGATGTTCTTATGACGAAGGCAAGCGGTGGTGTGTTGGAACGGGGGGCGTTTCTTGGCTTGCTTGATACGTTTGCAAACAGCACGGATCTGTTTATGGTGATTACGCCGGAGGCAATTTACCCAAATTGCAATATCGTGGGGTATGACTACTCTCGGGAAGCAGGTGATGGGGCAAGAATGATTAAAGCGAATATTCATTTGCAAGAAATCCGAGAAGTGGAAGTGCAATACACCACAACGAAAACGGACACCGCTTCACCAAATAAAGACGCAGGAAGTGTATCAACAACCGTAGCATCTCCTTCTTTTGATGAAAAATCAGCAGCAAAAATGATAAATGAAGATGGAATATTCGGTTTTCTAAATAAAGTAAAAGACAAAGTATTAAGATCATTTCAATAAATTCATAGGCGCAAAAATGCTCTACAAAATTCCATTACAACAAACGCCGAATCAAACTCTGTCATTCCAAATAGATCGGCAGGATATTCACCTTTCACTGGTGACGCGGAATAACGGCAAGCTATACGCCACAATTAAAGTGGACAATAAATTAATCGTTGCCAATCGATTGTGTTTAAATCTCGTTCCGCTTATCGGCGTTGATTATTTACCAATTAAAGGCAATTTAGCCTTTATTGATAAAGAAGGGAATGATGATCCTGTTTATACAGGGCTTAATGCCAGATTTATCCTTATTTATTCAGAGAAATAAAGTGCGGTGAATTTATGGAAATAATCAGAAACGGTAGTTTTACCAAACGAAAACTGCGCGTCACGCTTTTACTTGGCGCACCGAATCAAAAGCTATTTGATGATAAAGGTAGCAATACCGTGATTATTGAGGGGCTTAGAGTCTCTTCTCAAATTTACGTTGGCGGCGGAAATGTGGCGCCAACGGCAACCATTATGATTTATGGGTTAAGCAAAATAATCATGGATCGCGTGGCACGAATTAAATGGAACACTGACGCGGCAAAGCTTAATTTTGTACGTTTAGAAGCGTTTAATAATGGTGCCTATTCTATCGTTTTCGAAGGGATGATTTCATTTGCCTATCCTTATTTTGGTTCCGGCTCGGACGTTATGTTGACCATTAAAGCCACGACAGCGGTTGAACATCAAATCTTCCCGGCGCCAACGGTGAGCGAGAATGGCGAGGTTGATGTTGCCGCACTAATTGGTCAAATTTGCCAGAAACTTGGCATAGGATTTGAGAATAATGACGTCAATAAAAGAATATCTAACCCTTATTTATGCGAAACAGGGCTTGAACAAATTAAGAAACTTTGCCAAGCGGCCGATATTGATTTAGCCATTGAGGCAAACAAGGTTGCAATAAAAAACAAAGATACCGGAAGAAATATTCCCGTGCCGGTTATTTCGCCTGAAAGCGGGCTTATCGGTTATCCCGTGCTGGATTTAAGTGGAATTAAATTTCAATGTTTATACGATCCTGCAATTCGGTTCCACGGGATTATTGAAATTAGAAACAGCGTAATCGACCTTGCCAATGCGCAATGGGTTGTTTATGGCTTAAGTCATCATTTGGATAGCGAAATGCCGAATGGGAAATGGCTTTGTGAAGTCAGTGCCACATACATTGGGGAGGTGAAAGTTGCGAAATAAATTCGGTCTCTTGGATCATAGTGCAACCCTTGATGAAGGCGCCCAGTTACAATTTATTATCACTAATTTAATCGGACGTATTCAAACTGTAACACTGGTGCAGGTTAAAGCTGTTAATGCGACGGGAGTTAGCCCAGTTGGTACAGTTGATGTGCAACCGATGGTGGCGCAATTAGACGGACAAGGGAACGCTTATCCGCACGGTATTATTCACAACATTCCCTACTTTCGTTTACAGGGTGGAAGTAATGCGGTGATTATCGATCCGCAAGTTGGCGATATTGGTATGTGTGGTTTTTGTAGTCGTGACATATCGAGCGTAAAAGCCAATAAAGCACCATCCAACCCACAAAGTTTGCGTCGGTTTGATTATGCCGATGGGTTGTACTTTGGTGGTTTCTTGAATGGTACACCAGAGCAATATGTGCATTTTAAAGAAGGTGGAATAGATGTGATTTCACCCGGGGAGATTAAATTAAAAGGTTCCAAGGTCATTCTTGATGCGCCGGTAGAAACCTCCTCAACGATAGAGGCAAAAGGTGATATTACGGATAATTCAGGCGGTGGTGGAAAATCCATGGCTAATATGCGCAAGGTTTATAATACACATACGCATAGTAACGGCCCGCAACCGGATCAAAAAACGGGGTAATGAATGAATACTATTTTTTTAAACCCTGAGACATGGGATTTAGCACTTGATAATGACGGAAATATTGCACTCGCAAAAGATCCATATGCAAAAGCCCAAGACGTGGCAAGTGCGGTTCGTTTGTTTAAAGGGGAGCTTTATTATGATACAGGGAAGGGCATTCCTTATTTCGATGAGACCCTAGGGAAGAAACAATCTTTTGCGTTATACCAATTCCGACTTGAAAAAGCGGCATTAACAGTTCCAGGTGTTATTACAGCAAAAGCTAACATAAATGGCGGTGAGAATCGTAATTTAGTTGGTAGTATAACTTTCACAGACAAAGATAATAAAACAGTGCAGGTGCAAGTATGACGACGAGTGTTCCAAATATTCAATTTACGCCAACAGGGCTTATTTTGCCAACTGAACAGGAAATATTAGAAGGCGTATTAACAGATATTAACAATGCTTTTGGTGGCGGATTAAACCGCAATTTAGAGACACCACAAGGGCAGCTGGCCTCATCTATTGCGGCAATCATCAGTGATAAAAACAATCAAATTGCATGGTTGGTTAATAATCTCGATCCGGATTATTCTGATGGAATTATGCAAGATGCCATTGGTAAAATTTATTTCATCAAGCGAAAGGGGAAAATTAATTCGTCCGTAACCTGTGAATTTAACGGTTTACCCGGGACAATAATTCCAAAAGGATTCATTGTTAAAGATGAACAAGGGAATGAATGGTCACTAGATCAAGAAATTTCCATTTTGGAGAATGGAAAAGTATCCGGCACACTAACCGCAAATGGTATTTATGGCGCTAAAGCAAATACGATCACGCAATTAACTCAGGCTATCATTGGTCTAGATCGTGTAACTAATCCACAAGATGCAACGCCAGGAGTTGATGTGGAAAATAGACGAGATTTTGCTGAAAGATACCATAAAAGCGTAGCAATTAATTCACAAGGCATGCCGGCTTCAGTTTATGCTAACGTGTCAAAATTACCTGGAGTTTCAGATTGCTATGTGATTGATAACCCAAAAGATGAGATTGTTCGTGTTGGCGCCACAAATAAAGAGCTTATCCGGCACAGTATCTATGTTGCCGTAGTTGGTGGCGATGATAATGCAATTGCAGAAACAATTTGGCGATATGCAGGAAATGGGTGTGATTATAACGGCAACAAAACAGTCATCGTTAAGGATGAGCGATATTTAGAACCAAAACCAAGTTACGAAATAAAATTCCAACGACCAAGTGATTTGCCGGTTTATTTTCAGATAAAAATTAAGCGAGGGGCAGATCTAAATGCTGAGGAAAATATTCGTGCGTCTATTTTGAAAAACTTTCGAGAAAGTCGATTAAAAATTGGCACTACAATATTTTCTATCGGTTATGTTGCGGATCTCGTTGGTATATTGGGCAAAGAGTTTTTACTTGATGTTAAAGTCGGGAAATCAGGGACCCAATTTTCTGATCAGCTTGAAGTTGGCATAGATCAAATTCCAACCATTTCGGAAAATAATATTAAGGTGGTGGTTGTGTGATTAATATTAAAGAGACGGTAATTAGCCAGTATGCCAACAGTCCAATAATTTGTAGATTGATCTCCAATTTTAATGAGAGTTTAGACCCATCAAAGGATATTAAATTATTCTATGACCTATTTTGGAATCTGGAAACTGCTCAAGGGGTAGGTCTTGATTTTTTGGGACGCGTTGTTGGCATATCAAGAGAAGTTATTATTGATGATAAAAATCAATTTATTGGATCAACTTTAGCGAGTGGAGACTTAAAACAATACACCAAAGGTTCGAAGCATTTCATGAATGATGAGATGCTCCGAACAATGATACTTATGAAAGCTATGAGTAATATTATGTACACCACAGCTTATCATATTAACAATCTCTTACTTGTGTTATTTGAAAAGCGTGGTCGCGCATACTTTATAAAAAGTGGAACAATGTCAGCGAGGTACGTTTTCGAATTCAACCTTACCAAGGAAGAAAAAGCTGTGCTTATTAGTACAAATTTACTTCCTAAACCAACAGGCGTATTAGTAGATTTTTATGAGCCTGATATCTCAAAAACATTTGGTTTTAAAGAAGCAAATATGGCGCCATTTGGTGAAGGCGCTTTCTATATTGGCGACAGATAAATTAATTCAACTAACAGCCCGCAAATGCGGGCTTTTTTATTGGAGTAAATATGCAACAACCGAAATTACTTTCAAAAGTTTGGGCAGCACTTGGTTTAAAAAATGATATTCCAGATTCAAGAAAAACCGGTATTCCTAATGAGTCGGCGACATATGAAGATGGCTTCCCGCAAATCACAATGACTCCTATAGCATTGGGTGGTAAAGCTCCATCGGGTAAAGATATGAACGGCATATTAAACGAATTGTCGGCTCATACGGTTTATCAAAACCAAGGAGGAGTCTATAAATTCGATTTCGCTTTTGCTGAAAAAATTGGCGGGTATTCAAAAGGCTCATTATTAATCAATAATAAACTTGATAAGTTATTTATCAGCCTAGTTGATAAAAATAAAACTGACTTCAATTCGCAAGATTTTTCCGGCAAATGGGAGGTTGTTAGCGGTGTTAACTTCTTCGTGCCAAAAACACAAAAAGCGACATTGCAGGAAACTGGTATTGTTAAGTTATATTCCAGCTACGATTCAGACGCCGAAGACTTGGCCGCCACGCCGAAAGCGATTAAAACGCTGAAAGCGTTTATTGACGCCATCACGCGCAATATAACCAATTACATTCCAAACAGCAAAAAATCAAGCGCAATCGACAGCAACAGCGCGGACGACGTGGCAACCTCTGCAGCGGCGAAGACCGCCTATGATAAAGGGGTTGAAGCCAAGAATGCGGCAGACAATGCGCAACAGTCTGCTGATTCCGCAAACAGAAATGCCAACAGCCGTATCGCTAAATCAGGCGATACGATGACCGGACCGCTAAACATAAAATTTGGTGATTACAGTTTTATTAACCAGTTTAATTCTTCCGGCAAATTTGCCCGCATTGAGACCACACCGGATGACCAATCCAATTTTTACAAACTAAGCTATTGGAGCAATGATACTGAGTTACATTCTGCGCTTTTGCCAAAGCGAGGCCCCTGGAAAGTGATAGCCTATGAGGACTGGGTTAATGATAGATATGTCCCGCGTACAGGCGACACTATTATCAATGGTCGTCCTACATTTATAAATAACGGTGAGTTTATCACCATTAAAAGCACCGGTGTTAACTGGGCGTCGATTGATTACAAAATGTGGGACTCGCCTGTACCACTGGTTACAACACAAGCAGAAGACTTAGGAAATTATTCTGGCGCTTTTAATATTTTTACCACACCGGAAGGGCAAGATTACAACACAGACAGGAGGGAAAAAACCGCCCAAATACACCACAATGGCCGCATTTGGTCAAAGCGTTATGGTTGGTTAGATGAGCAATTCGCGCCAGCCAATGACACGCACAAAAAATCAAGATGTCACAATCATTGGTTTCCCTCGCACTATGCAGGCACGGAGGTGGTTGACCTCCCAGTTGACGATACAGGTGGCATCCGTATAACGTGGATGGGGGTTAAGTCAGATAACTATCGACCGCCATACGTAGATATCTATCTGCCGATGGCATACAGTGGATTTGCCAAAGCCACTGTATCTGATGACGGTGGTGCAACATTTAGCTATGCCACGGAGATGATAGGTAACAATATTGTAAGGGTATATTGCAAACGGTCGGGTGATATTGGATTTAGTCTGCATGTCATTGGTTGGGCTAACTTTTAAGGATAAGGAGAGATAATGATTTACAATATCAAAACAGGCACCTTTGAGCCAAATTATGATGCATTAGATAGCACTCAACTACCACCAAATTGTTATGTAGTGACAGAGGAGCAAATTAATCTGATATCAGATAGTATTACTGGCGGTGGGGTGGTGTGGGTAGATAATGGTGTAATCCAATGTTCAGGCAGAGCACCTAATGCATATCATGTTTTTGATTCAGACAAAAAAAAATGGGTGATTTCACCGGCAAAAATGACCGCACTTTTTGCCGAACAAAAAGAAAGCCTGATTGCACAATTGGCTAACAAAACAGACGCATTAAAAGCGGGCTTATTAGTCGGCTACCCACAAACTGAGATCGACAGTTTTTATCACCAAGAAAAAGAAGCCTTGGCATGGCAGGCGGATAAAAAAGCAGAAACGCCAATGCTAAAACAAATTGCCCTATTGCGAGGTGTGCCATTTGAAATCTTGGTGCAAAAAGTGATTGAAAAATCTGAAATGTTTGCAATGGTTATCGGCGCAATCATCGGACAACGACAACAGCTCGAAGACCGTATTTTAACTGCAACCAAGCCGGAAGAATTAGAGACGATCAAAAACGAGGTGGAAGCATGGCAATTACCCAATCTAAGCTAAAAACATGGGGCTATCACGTCTTGATAGCCATCGACCAACTGTTTAACGCCCTCATTGGCGGAGCGGCGGATGAAACGCTATCCAGTCGCACCTATCGTGGGGCGGTGCTGGCAAAATACCCACGCAAGCGTTGGCGCATTTGGTATCGTGTGATTAATGCCCTTTTTTTTAACGCCGATCACTGTAAGACGGCGTACGAAAGCGAGGTTAAGCGGCGACAATATCCGGCAGAGTTTAGGGATCTTTAGGTCCAATACAAAGTAACGGCGGGTAATTCCGCCGTTATTTTATTTTGTTGTATCTCTTAACGATGTAATGTAATCATCATACCACATCATCATTTTAACTCTGTCGTCAAAGTAATCCGCTTTATTGTAAATGCCGCGTACGCCTTGGATCTTGTGGGCTAACTGCTTTTCGATAATATCATAAGCAAATTTATTTTCGTGCGTGGCCGTACTGAAAATATGACGGAATCCGTGTAATGTTTGCCGTCTTTTGTAGCCAAGTTCATGCAACAATACCAGCGGGGCCTCATAGTAAATCGGTGCGTTTCTATACTTTGATGGGAATACAAACGTATCATTCAAGCCCTTTTGCGCCTTCAGTATTGAGTAAACCGAATCAGTTATTGGTATTTCCTGTTCGACTTTCATTTTCATTCTGTGCGCCGGGATAGTCCAGATCCGCTTTTCAAAATTAATTTCCTCCCACTTGGCGCCAACAATTTCAGCCCTCCGTTGCGCGGTGTAAATAATTGCAAGTAAAGCGTTTGATACTGTGCGATCGGCGCTGTTAGCATCAATATGGCGCAGTAATTCAGATAATTCCTCAATCGTTTTTAGATACGGGTGGTTAATTTCAATATGTGGTGCAATAAACTTTCTTAGTCTCGCTGCCGGGTTAGACTTCGCCAACCCCATTGCCATCGCATAATCGAACACATTAGATAGCACGGTTAATGTTTGTTTTGCCTCTTTTTTTGATTCGATTTTGAGTGCGATATCAAAAATAATTTTTGGGGATATTTTTCCAATTTTTAAGTCGAAAAATTGTTTAAAGTGTTTATTGAGTAGGGATCTGTAATATCTGTTAGTTTTCTTAGCGAATCTTTTAGAAATAAAATCCAACCAAGGCATAATAATATCATGAAGTGTCATTTTGTCTCCTGCCGCTTTGGTGCGGCGCCCCTGAAGTGTTTTACTCTTTGTCGGAAGAGTTGGCATTTATCAATCGCCGAAACATCTCTGCTCTTGATACTTTTGCTTCTTCACACATTCTTTCAAATCTCTCTACAACTTCCGGTCGAAGTTTTAGCGTTATTTGTCGGTAATTTGTTTTGCTATAGTTGTTAGCATTTTCTCCAATTAATTTTTTTGTGCTATCTGCGAGTTTTTGATAACTCATTTAGCCTCCTTTTTATCTTGCATCATTTCCAACCACGCCCATGCGATATCGCATTCAAAATCAGCAAACATCGGGATATAGCTCATATCCTCTGTCGTCATATTATCCGTCAGTATTTGTACAGCGCAAAACGGCGCTTCCGGCGCATTATTTACACCGTCCACCAAGGCCCATGCCACGTTTTTTTTACGCGAATGACTACACACAACAAAGCGAATTAAATCCGTTTGCTTAAAGTTACCACTTGACCGACTGATAATAAATTCGATCATCTTTCCGCTATGTTTTCCTGCGCGGCAAGAATAATATGTGTCAGCGATGCCCCTAGACTCACCTTTAATTATATCCTCAACCCATGACCTTAAAAGTGCGATCGTATCTGCGGAGATTTCCGAGCGTGTGATTTTGCGCACGCGCCCGGTTGTTGTCGTAATGTGGTAGATATATTTTTCTGCCATCTTAGTCCTCATTATAATTGTATTTGTCAAAATTTACGCCATGTACCGTTGACCGCCAAATTTCATCGACCGGTCGCAAGTCAAGATTATCAAAATCAAATAATTTGACATCGCGACGCTTGTAATAGACAAACCGCAAAGGGAGGTTATTTAGTGCCAGTTTGTCGCATATTTTGCGGCTTAACCGCGTTCTTGTACGTACTCTTTTTGTTTTAATGTAGCCAATAATGTCGATTGGCTGGTAGGTTACGATATCTTCTGACGGCTCACCATCAATATTGTATTTAACCGACTCATTTGGCTCTAATTTATTTAAGCAACCGTGGTATAGCACAAACTGATCGCTTGCTTTTTTGTGATAAAAATCACGTTCTTCTTGGCTATCAAAGTAGCCAAAATAGTCATCAACGATTAATACCCATTTATCCGTTGAGTTGTGTAAACCAAAGCTCGGTGTTCTTGCTGATTTTTTCATTTTATCCTCCTGCCCCGTTAGCCCAGGGCGTGGCGTTATTATTTGATACACTCGTTTAAAAGAGATTCAACACTGCGGTCTCTTAGATCAATCCATTTTGCTGCACTGTCCTCATTTTTGTAAGCGCTGGCGAATGCTTGGACTTTTTTATCTTGTTCTACTTCGATTTCGGACAAAGCACGTTTGGCTTTTAATGCCTCAATGCTTGCTAAGATCTCATTTAATTTTTTAATTTTTTCTGCTCGGATGGTTTCTGCCCATGCGATTTGTTTAGGTGTGCCGGTGAGGGTTGGCAAGTGAGCTTCGGCATTAGCTTTTGCATTCTTTTCATTTTCAGCATCATACTTAGCTTTTTGGTTTGCTTTATAACATTCATCACAAATGCAAGTCTCTAACCAAGCAACTTTACTGTCACGTTCCCCATGTGAGTTAGTCCCAAAAATTTGATGAACTTGGATATGACCACAAGCGTGTTTAACAGAATATTTAGCCATTTTTGTATCTCCTACCGCTGTTAATCTGATTGTAAGCTTTGGTGCGGTGTCCCTCTTGCTTATGTGTCTTATATTATAGTATGTAATATAATATTTCAAGCATTATTTTCAAATTTTTTTAATTATTTTTATTTTTGTGATTTAGATCACAGTTTTGTGTGTGAAGATATATAGAGAGGGGTGTTAATAGATGTGTCGTTTTGATGTGTCAATTTTGTGTCAATGATAAGCATCTAATGACTGCGTTAGACTACTAATTGCTATAGTTTTTTATCGGACAAGCGGCGTAAGGTATTGTTTTCTAATGGTTTATATAAAGGTTCGCAAATATGGCATTCAAGAGGTCGTCGGTTC